GTCTGGGAAGTTCGTCGCCAAGCCGAAGGCCGACGAGAAGGTTGATGAGAAGCCGGATAAGTTTGGCGGCGACCCGCGTCAGTCGATCCAGGCAAAACTCAATCGCGCCACGCAGCTTCAGCGGGACGCAGAGCGCAAAGCCTCAGAAGCTGAGCGCGAACGCGACGAACTCCGCACCAAGTTGGCGGCGACGGCTCCGAAACCGGCCGATGTGGGTGTTGGGACTACTGCACCGGTTCCGGCCGAGTCGTTGTCGCCCACACTCCAAGACCGCCTCGCCAATCCGCTCAACTATCCGGCCATCGAGTCGGATTCGGACTTCTGGAAAGAGTATCCCGAGGCTTCTATTGCGGACCTCGCCCGCTACACCGCTCGGTATGAGCAGTTCAGCATCCTGCGTGAGCGTGAGCAGCGCCAGTCTGTTGAGCAGGCGCACCAGACGCGTGTGCAGTCCATTGGACAGGCTGGCGCGGAACGCTATCCCGAGTGGGACGACCTGATTGCTGGCGCGCCTGACTTGCGACTCCCGGCCGTCGTGCTCGATGAAATCAATAGTCTCGAAGACCCGACCCTCAGCGCGGACATTCTCCACCACATCTTGACGCATCCCGAGTATGCGGCCACGTTGGACGGTGTGAGGCATCCGATTGCTGCCGCCCGTGAAATCGCCCGTGTCTCTGTCGGCCTGTCTGCGGCACACTCCGGCCCCGCGACTGCGCCTGCCCGTCAAACGAAAGCGAAGCCACTGATTAAGCCGGTCGGTGCTTCGCCCGCAGCCCCTGAAGCATCCCCGCCGGATGCGCTGCCGTTTGGCCGAAAATACATCGACGAGATGAATGCCAAAGAGCGCAAAGAGCGGGAGGCGCGTCGAGGGGCCTAAGTAGTAGGTTTCTCCAATGGCAGCTAACAACTTCGTCACGCCCACCTGGGTCGTGAAGGAAGTCAGCCGCATCGCTCAGAACTCGCTCAAGTTCGGCGCGAACGTGATGCGGAAGTATTCGGCTGACTTCAAGGCCGGGGGCGCGAAAGTCGGCTCCGGGTTCTCGCTTCGACTCCCGCAGCGGTATGCCACGACCAAGGGTCAGGCATTCCAGCAGCAGGGGATCAACGACATCACTGTCCGGTTCAACATCACGGATCAGGCGAACATCGGGATCTCCAACAGCACCTTTGATGAGACGTTCTCAGTCGAAGAGAAGCGCAGCCGGTATGTGAAGCCGGCGGCGATTCAACTGGCGAATACCATCGACTTCGACGGCCTGACGCGCATCACGCCGCTCGTGGCGCATTCGGTGGGCACGCCTGGCACGACCCCGACCTCGTATCAGACCTACCTCGATGCGGTGACGAAGCTCCGCAACGTCGGCGTGCCGGATGACGACCTCGTGGCGATTCTGTCCCCGAACATGCACGGCACGCTCGTGGGCAACAACGCAACGGTGTTCAATCCGCAGGCAATGGTATCGGATGACACGCGCAAGGGGCTGTTTTCCGGGCCGCGCTTGGGGATCGACTCGTGGTATTACGATCAGAACACCTGGACGCGCACCACGGGCAGTTCCACGACGTTCACCCCGCTCGTGAACCAGACGACGTTTGCGGACGGCATGACGACGGTCGTGACGGACGGCAACGCTTCGTCGGCCACCACGTATCAGGTGGGCGACAAGTTCACGATTGCCAGCGTCTACGAAATCAACCCCCAGAACTACACGAGCACGGGCCAGTTGATGCAGTTGACGATCACGGCGGCGACGACCTCGGCAGGCGTCGATGCCACGCTGACGTTTCAGCCGCCGCTGATTGCGGTCGGGTCGGGCCCGATTCCCAATGCGCTGGCGAACGTCGATGCGCTGCCGGCCAACAACGCGCCGATCATCCCGCTCGGTTCCACGATCACGACGAGCTCGGGCACTTGGACGGCGACGGTCAGCCGTCAGGGGCTCGTCTACAACCGCGAAGCCTTCGTGCTCGGCATGGTCGATCCGGCGGCGGATCTGCCGGGGGCGGATGTGGGGCAGATTTCGGACCCCGAAACCGGCTGGAGCGCCCGCGTGGCGCGCCAGTGGAACGCGCAGTCTGACCAGTTGATCACGCGGTTGGATTGCTTCTATGGGTGGCTGGCGTATCGGCCCGATTGGGCGTGCGTCGTCGCCGGAGGTGCCAGCTAATGGCGAACTACACCACGCTTGCGGCGGCCTGTTCCGCCTCGGACCAGCAGATCGTCGTCACCTCGGCCACCGGCTTCGCGGTCGGTCAGCCGATTGTGGTGGACGGCGAATACATGGTGCAGATTGCGGCGGCGATTGCCACGACCACGATTCCCGTCCAGCGCGGCGGGAAGAATGGCTCCGTGCAGTCGGCGCACGCCATTCTCTCCACCGTCGGCACGGGGACCAATGCGGAGTTCCCCGGTCCACAAGCCGGGTGGCCGACGAATCCGGCCATCTACAAGAAAGTGCAAGTGTCCTACGGGGCGTCTGGGGCGATTGCGCCGCCGACCTGCGACACGATTGTCTTTCTGAACAAGGCGACAGCCGGGGCCATGACACTGGTCAGCCCGACCGGGGCGACCCCGGACGGCACGGAAGTGACCATCTACAGCAATACGGCGGCGGCGCACACCGTCACGTATACGGCGGGCTTCAACCAGGACACCACGGCGTCGGATGTCGCCACGTTTGCCGCGACGAGCGGCAACTCGATGACGATGATCGCGTCGCGTGGCGTCTGGGGTCTGAAGTGCGTCTACGGCGTCACGGTCGCCTGATTCTCGCGTAGCGTGAAACACCCGGTCGGGGCCATATCGGCTCCGGCCGGGATTCAGAGGGAGTTCCATGTCCACCGGCACGCTTCAGACTTTCAATACGTTTCGGACGGTCACGAAGAGCGATACCGTGAACGTCGAGCAGATTAACGACCATTGGCCGACGGCCTTGCAATGCGGCGAGACGGGCATCGTCGTCGTCGTGAGCGAAGATGGCCGGGCGGTGGCGTTTACGGTCGCGGCGGGTCAGGTCTTGCCCGTGACGTTCAAGCGCGTGAACTCGACCACGACGGCCGGCACGCTGTTTGTCGCGCTCTATCAGCAGTAGGAAGGATTCATGGCGATTACCTCGACAACCTTGGCCGTGGCCGCTGGCCGTGGCGATCTCACGCTCGTGCTTGCCAGTGCCTCGGGCGCGGTGACGGGCAATACCATTGTGATTGGCGGCGAATATCTTCAGCAGACGGGCGCTGCTGTCGGCGTCATCATCCCCGTGCGGCGCGGCCTGCAAGGGTCGGCGTCGATTCCCCATGCGGCGGCGACGGTTGTCAAGATGGGCCTCGCATCGGACTTCAATCTCGCGGAACCGACCCAGGCGGCGGTCTACGTGGACGGCACGACGGTGACGGGTGACGGGTCGAGCGGCACGCCACTCTCAGCGGTCGATGCCACAGGCGGCGTCACGCTGGCCGGCGACAACGCTTTTACTGGTGCGAACTCGATGGCGCAAAGCCTGACGTTTGCCACGACGACCGGCGTGCGGTCGAGCACGACCACGGCCGAGACGTTCGTCATTCAGGGTTACGACGTGGACGGCACGGCCTACAAGACCTTCGCCACGGTCACGAACGGCAACACGCCCAGCATGGCGATTGCGGCCCCCTCTGGCGGCACGCTCTCGGTCGCAGCGACCACACTCAGTCAGGGCGGGAATGCCATCAGCCTCGCCGGGGCGCTGACGACCGCCGGTGCGTTTGCGACCACCATCACGACGACCGGCACCACGGGGGTCACGCTGCCGACGACCGGCACGCTGTTGGTCGGGAACGGCGTCAGTGCGGGACCGTTTACCTCCATCACGTCGATCACGGTCGTCAACGGACTCGTCACCGCACTGACCGGGAGCTAGGCCATGAGCGACTTCCCACGCACCATGCTGTTTAGGGCGACCGATGCCCGCTCCTGTGAGACGCAGATTGTCCAGCACGAGGGCGATCTGCTGATTGCCAAGGGACAAGGCTGGCGCGAGTCGCCCGAGGAGGCACAGGCCCTGCTCGAAGGCGAAGCCGCGCGACTCGGTGATGAGGCGGCGTATCGCGCGCATGACGACCGCAACATGAGCGAGAAAGCGCAGCGCGAAGTCGAAGCCTACGAGAAAACGACCACGGCGCATGTGCCGGAGATTCCCGAGGAAGTGAAGCGGCCCAAAGGGCGGCCAAAGAAGGCCACCTAAATGGCCCAGCGGCCCGCGCACAGCAGCGCCTCGAACATCCTCAGTGTCTTTCTGAAGAAACTGAAGGCGCTGTTTATCCATCCGGTCGCGCCGGTTCTGACGACGATCCGCGTGACGAGCGGGCAGGTCACGCCGACGACCATCAGCGGACTCGGGCAGACGTTGCTCCTGACGGCTGATGTGCGGGACCAGTTCAACCACACG